TGCGGGTCGAGGCGCCATTCGGCGAGGTCCCGCTGCGCCTGCGTCGCGGGCACCGCCCCGAGCTTGGCCACGTAGTCGCCGAACCGCATCGGCGCCTGGCTGAAGTAGCTGTCCGCCAGTGGGTGGCTATAGGGGTGGCCGAAGAAGTCGGCCATGGCACTCTCCGTGCCGAAGGCGTGCAACACCTTGTTGAGATTGCGCGCGGTCGAGGAAACGGCGCTCTTCACTCCCTCCGGCAGGCCCGTCGACTTGCCGATGACCGTCCCGTCCCGCAGGAAGCCCGCCGCCGTGCCAGACGGGAAGGTTGTGCCGGTGGCGAGCACGAAGTCCTGGGTCTGCACATCGTGCCCGGGAAGCTTCTCGCCGGGCACGCCGAACACCTTGATCGACATGCCCCGGTGCGTGGACACCCGGTCGCCGAGGGTCTCGCCGGGACCCTGGGCGAAACGCACCGCCACCTTGTGCGTACCTGGGGTCGCGAACAGGCCCTGGGCCAGTTCCGGCGGCAGGCCGGCGGCGACCGTCAACTCGCCCGTGACGCAGGCCGAGCTCTTGGCGTGGCTAGCGCGCACGGCATGGTGCTCGCGCTTCTCCACCGTCTGCGACTGCTGGGTCATGCCCTGGATGATGCCGTCGATGGACTCCTGCTCGTTCGGGGCGGGCTGCTCGATGTCGGGCGCGAAACGCAGGTAGGTCATGCTCGTCCTTCACTTTCCGCCTCGCCCCCAAGGCCAGGGGCAGAGAGGCTGCCAAGCTTCATCGAATGCGCACTTCTCCGAAGCGGCACCGTTCGAGGCATGAGGCCATACGGTCGGGAATGCGGGTCCAGGCGGACCGTCGCCCTGACAAACGCCAGCCGGCTCGGACGTTCCCAGCGGGTCGTTCACAGGCAATTGAGCGCAGCTGAGTCGCAACCAACGTCAGCTATCAGACAAACCCGTAATAGCTCCTGTCCTCCCATCTCGGACGTTTAAGCCGCGCTCGCGCGTCAGGTGTTTACGATCAGCTTGAGCGTGGAAAAGCACGCGCGAGGTCCGACACGGCCGACCACATGGCGCCAATCTCAGCGGCGGCGCGGCTGTCGGGGTCGTACTCGTTGACGCTCTGCCCGCTAATGAGGGCGTGGGACAGGCTGGCGCGCTGGGACACCTGGCCCGGCAAGACCGGCGCCCCCATGCCGAGGAGAACGGCGCGCGCCTCGGCGACGATGGAGGTTTCGGCCTCGCGGGTGATCGGCGGGGCCGCGTTGATGATGCAGGCGATGGGGGCCTTCAGGCTTTGCGCCATCGCCAAGGTGGCAGCCACCGCGTCGAGGTCGAACGGGCCGGGCCGGACCGGGACGACGGTCACGGTAGCGCGGGACATCATCGAGGCCGTCAGGGCGGCGTTGTGCGGCGGGCTGTCGATGACGGCCCACACGATGCCTTCGGCGCGTGCCGCGTCCAGGGTCTCGCCGATGGTGTTGCCGTCGGCTTTCGCCAGCAAGGGCGTCTCGGCCTCCCGGCGCTTGTACCAGAACGACAGTGAGCCCTGCGGATCCGCATCGATGAGGAGGGTGGGGCCATCCCGCTCGGCCAGGGCGCCGAAGTGTGCGGCGAGCGTGCTCTTGCCGCTCCCGCCTTTCTGCGTCGCTATCAGGATCACGTGCATTGCGGGGTCCTGGCGGTTCGAGAGGCGCGCCACCCTGGCGCACCCGATTCATGACGTGATGTCGGCCCGGCAATAGGGGATTGCGGACGGCCGGGAAAGCGGGACGGCGCCAAGCCGGTGAGCCTCGAAACCGCGTTGCAGGGATGCAGGTATCGCGTCATCGCGCTTGCCCTGAACCGGGCTCCCCTATAACTTTCGATAACTGCCATTCTCGAAAGTTATAGCGATAGGCGTGATCTATGGGTCTGGTTTGACCTGATAGGAGGCGCCCGAGAGAATTCAAACGAATTTTCCAAGGCAGTCCTAGGGGTGCGTGTGATGCCGACGCTGAACGAGAAGTTGGACGAGATCGCCGAGCTGCTGGCGCGCGATCTGGGGTTCGGTCCGCTGTCCACTTTGGACGCCACGACGTGCGCGGAAATCAGCGCCGAGGCGGTCGACGCGACCGAGGCCTGGAGCGAAGCCGAGGTGGAAAGCGTCGAGCCCCTGGAAGCGAAGACCGACCTGCAGCGCCTCCTCGTCCAGTATCGTGACATCGAGGAGGCCATCCTTGACGCCCGCGACGCCGACCTTTCCGACGACGGGTCCTGACGGCAATGGCCGATATGCCCGTTCAGGTTTTTTCAGGTCGCCAACACGGGGGAGGCGGCTCGACACCGGCCCCGCTCGATACAGTCGCTAGCGCGCCCGTCCCTGAAACCGCCGGGACGGCGGATACCCTTCCGGCCGATCTCGCTTCCATCGTCCAAGCCTATCAGCGGGCGAGCAAGGCTGACGCTACGGTGAAGGCGTACCGGAGCGATGCGGTCGTGTTCGGCGCCTGGTGCGCGGGGTATGGATTCCGCTCCCTTCCGGCCTCGTCGACGGCTGTGGCTGCGTTCCTCTCGCACGAGGCCGAAATCGGCCGGGCCGCCTCGACCATCGGCCGGCGGTGTGCTGCGATCCGCTACGCGCACAGGCTGGCGGGTCTGCCCGATCCGACGGACGATGAGACCGTGCGCGCCGTGTTGAAGGGCGCGCGCAGGACGGTGGGCGTGGCAACGACGCAGAAAGCTGCCGCCACCGCCGACGTCCTCGCCGCGATGCTCATGCGCGTGCCCGACACCCTGACGGGCAAGAGGGACCGGGCGCTGCTGGCGTTGGGATTCGCCGGGGCCTTCCGGCGGGCCGAGCTGGTCGCGCTCGACGTGGCCGACCTGCGCGAGGATCCCGAAGGCCTGCGGGTCATGGTCCGCCGGTCGAAGACCGATCAGGAAGGGCAGGGGTTCGAGAAAGCGATACCGCATGGCCGCTTCATCCGGCCGGTCGCCCTGGTGCGGGATTGGCTGGACGCGGCCGGGATCACAGAGGGGCCGGTGTTCCGGCCGGTGTCGCGGTCGGGGCGGGTGCGGGGAGCCGATATGGAGAATTCCCACATCGGTCGTGAGGGCGAGTTTTACGGGCAAGTCGTAAAACCCCCTCGCCTCACCACGCAGGCCGTCGCGGACATCATCAAGCGATACGCCAGGGCCGCCGGACTCAAGGCTTCGGCGTTCGGGGCTCACTCCCTGCGCGCGGGCTACATCACGACGGCGGCCGAGCGCGGCGCGGATCTCGCCCGCATCATGGACCAGAGCGGCCACCGCGATCCGAGAACGGTGATGGGCTACATCCGGCGGGCGAACGCTTTCAAAGATCACTCGGGGAGCGGCTTTTTATGACGTACGGCCTCCTAGTCTTGGATCGGAGTAAAGCTCAAAACCGAAGACGCACCAAGGCCTGAACCTTCCGCATAGGCCTTGGGGCGAAGCAATACCATAATACGGCTAGCTGATTAGCCAACCATTCTCGATATGCTTAAGATGATATTGCTGTGCTTCTGCACTCAGGCCAATCGCTGTTGTGACGCCTACTCGTGAAGCGCCATGATCCAGCTCTGCGGTCCATGCTGCTAAGCCGTTGGGTTCGGCATGCCGGCCCAATGCATTCTTGTACGTCATATCAACGTACTGAGAATTTGAAAGGCTACCTGTCTTGGCCTGAACCTCCGGTGTGCTCAAGAAGCTCTGGGTTACGGCTTCAATCGGAGCGCCTGACTTCACGTAGTTTGTCCAATTGATAAGACCTCCGGTATCGGGAGCCCGGTCCAGTACCGCATAATATAGACGCGCAACATTAGACGCGGCGGCGTCTGGCACATAAATACCGGCATCGAAGCTCGTTTTCAGACTTGCGATGTGTTCATTCGATAGAGCAAAGCTTGTCGCAACATCTGCACGGGACGAACCATGGCTGAGTTGTCCCAGCCAATTATCCAACCCGCCTTGGTCGAACTGGCGGTGTAATGTAGTTTGATAGAGCTGTTTAACAAACGCTGCGTTATCAAGTGCCCCGGTACGGGCTTGTCCCTCAGCGGACGCAAGAAAATTCGATGCGATGTCTCGGACGGCAGCGCCAGCCTTGAGTGAGGCGGTCCAGCTTTCTAGCCCGCCAACGTCAGGCGCTCGTCCTAGTAGACCATTATAAAGTGCGAATACCTTGCCGCCATCGGCGGTAGCATCATGAATTAACGAGCCAAAATTTTTGGCTTGAGGCGGAAGATTTTGACTGACCGGTGAAGGCACGCCGAATTCAAAGTTTGTCGATAGTGCTTCACGAAAGGTCGGGGAAATGAACCGATCATAAGCCTCCGATAGCGCAAGCCCCCCTACGATAGCCGCGCCTGCGCCAATGAGCAGCGGAGCCGAGATTGCAAATCCGCTAGTTGCTGCGAAGGCAGCTAAATACACTTCGATGCCTGTGGCAGTAGCATACGCAAGGCTGACTTCCGACGCATAGACACCAAGCGCTGTCACGAAAGCAAACTTAGCCAAACCGTCACCTACCGAGACATCAAGGTTTCGATAGGCCATCCATTCGGCTTGATTCTTTAGAACCGGATCTTTTATATTAGCAACACTAGAAATTTCGCTCCTGAATTGCGTTAGAGGCTCAACAAAAGTTGCAGCCAAACCTAGCGCTGTAAACTTATCACCTACGACTTTATTTATGCGCGCTAAATCCGAGGCAATTGCAGGATCGGCCGCAAGAAGGCTTCCTGATATTTGAATCAAATCTTTTGTGACGCTTCCAATATCAGCAAGTTTTGAAAGACTTGTACTCGCAGAACTAGGTAGCACTCCGTCACTGATTGACGTTGTGACAGTTCCTGCGGCTATACTCAGCGCCACAGAACTTGTTGAGCTAGAAGTACCGGGTGAGATGGTGACATTGAAATTCTCTGGACTATCCAGTTTGACGTCTGGAAGCACGTCAACAGCGAAGCTCCAAGCGGTTTCACCCGGCGCAAAAGTATGCGAACCAGAAGTAGATTTGTAATCCTCACCCGCCAGAGCCAAGCCATTCGACGTGCCATAGTTGATAGTGACTGCGTTTGCAGCAGCTTTATCTAGTTTAATCGTATACGTAGCGCTTCGTGCAGCGCTATCACCTTCAACAATCTGACTGGTTCCGGTCAAACTAGCGGAAATTTTTTCAGGTGAAGCTTGACGGGGTCCATCAGGAACCGAAATTTGCGCCCAACCAAACGCTGAATACTCATATATTTTCGAGTCTGCGCCAGAGAGATCATCGTGTAGAACGGGCGACTTCAGGATTGGAGCCTTAACCGTTGTATCAGGAGCTGCCGCACTACCTACTAAGTAATAGTCAGACAGCGTTGTATTTATAACAAATGCTAAGTATCCAGATGTATGAAATCCTGTCGCATCCCATGCCCCTTTAGTTGCGCCGGCGACGGGTATACTATTTAAGTATATATAAGGATCTGAAGGCGCCGGTATTATTGCGCCGGGTCCACTGATTACACTCGCATGAGGCTCATATGGAGCAGTCTTACGATCCATTCTTGCTCCTAAATATAAGTCATACCCCATAAACATAAGACCAGTAGGCTCAGCGGGGTAGCCTGATATTACAGACCCGCTGAAATTGTATTTCGCCCAATAAGTAGCCATTAGATTCCCCAATTTTGATTTTTCTGAAATGGCAATGTTTAAAAGTCAATAATTTTCATAGGCTCCGAGCCAGCACGCCTGAGGATTCTTATTCGATGTGTCTTCAAAGTGCCGTGGGCAGAGTACGCATAAGTCGCCGACATAGAGGCAAGCACTGCTCAGGGCGTCTCATTTGAGATTGTAGGCGCAGTACTCCGCCAGGGCGGGGGAGGGTTAACGGTCTGTAAACGAATTGGTAGGCATTTCGAAATTCAACGGATTTGGTGCGCCGGAGCCACACTTCGAAAGGCCCTGAGACCTGATCACGGTGACCTCCATTGGCATGATGACCGCCGCCCTCGCTGCTGCAACGGTCGGCGCACTCAGCAATCCGGACCCGAGATAGACCGCCGTTGATCGAGCTGCCGGGATTTTGATAAGCCGGGCATAGCACGCGTCCACCTGCTTGTGTGACTGCTGCGCTACGGCGGGTAATTCTCGTTCGTGGTTGGCCTCGGAGATATCGCATCGAAGGGGTTGGTGGATCAGAAGAGAGCGCGCATCCGCCCCTGGTCCAGTCCCATGTTGCTCGCCCGTTCCGTCCTGCACCAAAACCGCGAAGTTGCTGCCGTGATAGCTACTTACGGGATGTTCCTGAGCGGCCTTCTTGTGCTCAATGGTTGGATAGCCTGACGTCGCTAAGCGCCAAGACGAGCTTCGACCATCTCTGTTTCAATCTCGCGCCGAACAGCGGTAATTTCGGCGCCCCAGACATCGCTGTCTGCGTCCCATGCGATGGGATCACGGCCGGTGGCTAACGCGAGATGGTGAATGGCGTCTCGCAACTCGTCATTCGTGAGTTCGTCCGGCGCCTCCCATCGAGGAGGCGGGATCGGTCCATCACCGCGCCAAACCGGGGTGGTGCAAGGGTCGTCTCGTTGAATGATGCCCGCGCGGATCTCGGCCGCGTACCGCTCGGCGGCGTCATCGTCGTTTAGGCCGAAGACGAAAAAGCGCGCTTCGCCTCCAAGCGACTCAGCCTCGCAACAGTCCCGCGCATCTCAAGCCTCCTTTTGGGCAACCGGTTCTGACATTCGCCAACCTGGGGGCGGCTCTCTACCGGACTCGCCGCGATGCTCGCGCAGATACCGAATGATATCAGGGCCATGCTCATCGCCGAGTAGCTCGAACCGCGAAAAGTGCTTGCCGGCAAATTCGGGGTAGGCGGGCAGCACGTGCACTCGATCGATGGGCTGGATCATGCCGAGCCCGCGTAAGGCCGCAACCCGTTCCCAGGCTTCTGCTTCGGTGTCGCCGCAGACAAACGAAATCGGACTGCTTGCTGCCCGCCATTCCGCCGCCTGTACCTGCGTCACCTCGGCAGCCTTCGCCGCCATGGCCTGGGACAGAGCCTTCTCTATCTTCGCGGGCCTCGTTTCAGTGCTGCGCATGGCTGGCTCCTTCGATCTGAGACCCGAATTTCGCGCTAATGAACCTCACGCGCAGGACTTGGGCGGCTCGGCTAATTTCCTCAGGAGAGGGCTCGGGCCGTCCAGGGATGCCGAGGACAACGAGGTTCGCGCCCTCTAACCTATGGGTCGCCTCCAGCTTCCGAAGGCGTCGGCCGTATCCGTTGGTCATTTGCCCATGCCCTCCAAGCGGGAAAGCCGCTCCTGCACGTCGGTGAGTTCGATGCCCCGAATTACTGTATCGACCAGGCGGCCAAGGTCCGCCGCTTCCGATGGGGTTAGGTCGCCATCGGCGACGGCGGCAAGCAAGGCGGCGTTGGCCTCCACGGCGTCCGTAGCCGTCTTGATGGGAGGGAGTTCAAAGAGAACATGCCGATCCTTTCGAGGCGGCAAGAGGCGGTCCATGCAGAGGCGCAGGGCTGGCACGTCGCCAGTCTTAGCCAGTTCGATAACCTTGCGGGTAATGGCCTCGGCCTCGCTGTCTAGGATACCTTCCAAGGCGAGCGCGGACTTGCTGCGGGCGCCTTTAGGACGCCCAGCCGGATTGCCGCTCTGGCCGGGCTGAAAACCCTGTTTCCCCGTCGTCATGATCCAGTCCGCGTATTCGCCGAGTTGCCCGTTTCGTTGTTAAGATCAGCGGGAAAACAATAGTTCAGAGGTGCCGATGCCTCAAGAAAAACCGCCTTCGCACCCTCGGCAAGACCGTGGAGTGCAGCGACGGCGGCCTGCTGGCGCACCTCCCGCGCGTCGTCACGATTCTCGATGGTGATGGCCGCGATCATCGCCATTTGGCGCATCGCCTCGACGCCGGCATTGAAGGCGGCTTGCTCGGAACGGGTCATGCGGTCCTCACTGCATCACGACATTGGCGTGGATGACAGGGCGTACTGCCTGCTCGTAGACGGTAGCGCCGATGCGATCCGTTGCGGCCTTGGCTTCGGAGGCGCCCACGAGGGTCGCCAAGTGCGCGTGTAGCGTCAGCCACCCCATTCGCAGGGCTGTCGTGGTCGGACGGGCAATGAACTGTCCCAACTCCGTATGCGGCTTGCCCTCGGGCCACTCATCGAACAGATGGAAAATGGCGCCGCCTGATGTGACGATACCCAGAGCAACCTCCAGCATCGCCTCTTCAATGGCAGCCGGGTCGCGCTCTATCCCGTCAAAGGGGTTCCCCCCTGGTGTTGGCTTGCTCATGCCTTGTCTCCCCGGAGTTGCGCGAAGAACGAGGCAAGCTCCTCGTCGTAGTCGTCCCACGTCTCGCCCTCGGGCAGGGCGAAGGCTTCAAGCGCCCCGTCCTCACGGCGGATCACGCACCACGCGGCTTGTCCTTCGCCGGGCGGGACCAGCCATTGCTCGACCTCGGCTGTCGTCTGGCGGCGCAGGCGGAACTGGCGCTCCGGGTTGTTGTGAAACCAAAGGCTGTCGATCTCGGTGGCGTGCATGGGGTTCAGCTGTTCGAGGGGTTTCGGCCCAGGGAGCCGAGATTGGAGCGCGCAACGCCGCGCCGGTGGAGTTGCGGTCCGCTGACCTGACCTGCCCTGACGGCTTCGGTGTGCTGCGAGGGCATACGAGGCGCAGCCGTCAGGGAAAAATGGGCGAGGGTTCAGCGGTTCGCGCGCGTAGCGGCCTGAAACCATCGCTGAAACCAAGCCATAACGGCTGCAGTATCTGCCTCACGACAGCGACCGCCGGATGTTGCCGACCGTCTGAGGGGAGACGCCGGCCCGACGGGCGATCTCGCGATCCGACAGGCGCTCACTATCGGAAAATCCGACAGTGCTTTGCAGGAAGGCCAGCACGTCGCGGCGCTTGTCGGCGTTGGTGCGGCGGACAGGGCCGGTCTGACTGGCGCTGTCGCGCTCCCCCGATTTCTTCGGGTTAGCCGACTGTCCATTTTGGACGTGCTTCGACAGGCCCGATGCAATCGGGTCTGTGGCGTACCCTACCCCGTCGAGAGGGGGTGGCGCTTCACCACCCCCTTGCTCCCGTCCATCTTGGGCAGGCGAGGACAGGCCCTCTCTCGGAGGGGCTGTCGTGGAACTGGACGTCTTAGAGACTCGCTGTGCGTCAGGGGTACTCACTGAGTGCGCATCCTTCGCGTCCGCGACTCTCTGTCCATTTTGGGCGCCCTCGGGACCGGTCCCGCTTTGATCCCCCCGGATGGGGGAACCATTTGAACTCCCCGTTTCTGAGGGCCTCAAGCCCTGCGCGTCGACAGGTGATCCGCCCGGCGCTGCGGATCCCGCTCCCCCGTTCTGGGGCGCCGCCTCTTCTTTCAGCCGGGCGCCCATGCGCTCGATGTCGGCACGGAGGGTGGCGAGGCGAACGCGCTCCTCCTTCGGATCAGAGGCGCTCTCAAGGTCGTTGCGCCAGTCCATCCAGTCCATGCGGGCTCGAAGATCCGCAAGGCCGGCGGCGGGAAGCGTGTTCAGCAGGCGCTCGACCAACTGGACGCGGAAGTAGACCCAATCGCGGTGATCGCCGCACCCGGTGCCGCGCGCCTCTCGATCTCGCCCGAGCTTGTCCCAGAACGCGAACTCGGCCCAGGCCTGCCGGACGGTCTCGGGCATCGGGTAGGCCGACCTGATGGCCTCCACAATCTGCGGCGCCGGGTCCTTGAAGGACGAGAAGAAATGCCAGCCCCACAGGCTACCCATGGGCCAGCCGGTCGTCTTCTTCCGAACCACGTAGGGGTCACACGCACGCTCAAGGGCAAGCTCCCATTCGCAGGGGGCGAAGACGGCTTCCTCCGACCCGTACTCGGCCAGCACCCTGCGCCACTTCTCGGCCCGCTCCCGGTCGGCGTCCGCCTTGGCCTGCCGGAAAAATGGGGAGTCAAAGATATCGCTGAACGACGGGCCGCCGCCGGTCGGAGCGGGGGCGTCCAATTTGGACAGAGCCTCGGCCACCGTCATCCCGGCGGTGCGGGCCAGCGCCTCCATCCGCCCCGCCGCCGCGGCTTTCTCGCCCGGATTGTCGGTGCGGTCGTGCAGCGCGCGAACCTTGGCGAAGGTCTCCAAGCCGGCGATCACAGCCGCCACCCCGCCAGCCCGGCCCAGGCGGCGCTCAGAAGCGCCTCGCGCTCGTCAGCTCTGTCAGGCGCCCGGTCGCGGACGAAGGCGAGGGCGGCGTTCAGGGCCTCGCCGCCGCCGGCCTGGGCCAGATCCTCGCCCTTCCGGCGGATCGCCCGCCGAAAGGCGGTCCCGGCCGGGCTGGACGGGGCCTGAGCTTCGGCCGCAACCACAAGGGCCGTGAGGGTGGACAGGATCGGGGCGAGGGCATCGCCGGGCGCTAGGCAAGAATTGCCGACCGTGCTCATCGCGGGTCCCCCATCGCGTCGTCCAGGGCGGCGGTCTCGATGGCGATGCGGAACCCGCGCTCGATCTCCTCGGCGCTGGCGTCCGGCCAGCGATCCAGGATCTTTTCCACCATTACGGGCGGCTCGTCGCCGGGGGCCAGCCCCTCGCCTTCGATCAGCATTTTCGCGATGCGTGCGGATAGGTCGGACATCGGGTTCTCCATCGGGTGGGCGGGCGAGGCCGGCGCGGATTGCCGGGGCGCGGCGGTCAAGGGCGGCGGGCATCAACTGACCCTCCGCAGGGGCGTCACGCTCCCCGATCCGGTGCCGTGGACGATTCCGAACTCGGCCAGGACGTGCGCCGGCACCCGCGTCCTCGGGTCGTCGGGCGGCTCGGTGATCTGCTGCCAGGGCCAATGGCCGCCGCGGGTCTTCCAGAGCCGGACACGATCCCGCCAAGCCTCGTCCGTGATGCCGGTGAGCCGCGAGGCCGGATCGGGCGGGGCGCCGCCCGGTTGGGCCGAGTCTCCGCGTATAAACCGCTCGTATCCAGCGCCGTTGAGCCAACTCGACACCATTGGGGCGTACTCGGTTCCGAGCTTGCCCAGGACCCGAAGCTCAGCGCCGTAGGCTTGGGCGGCCTGACGCAGGGCCTCCGGGGCCTCACCGGCTGCAATCGCCTTGGCATAGGCCCTCATGGCCTTCGGTCGAGAGTTGTCGCCCTGCCGCTTCCAGCATGCAGTCCAGAACTCGGCGAAGCCGGTCGGTTCTGCCCCCTTGGGGGCTTTGGGGGAATCTCCTCTCCTCTTATCTCCTCTGCTTCGCAACGTTGAAGCAATTGCTTTGGGCGTATCGTTATTTTTCAATGGGTTAGACGTAGGCACTTGAGGGTCACTCGACCCGCACTCGGGGGTCACTCGGGGGTCACTCGACCCGCACTCAATAGGCACTCGGGGGTCACTCTGATCGGCTTCCTCGGCCGACCGACGGCCTTTCCCGCCACGCTCGCCGGCCGCTCGACGCACGTCGGACAGGCGCTCTCGGTTCGTCAGTTCGGTCGTGACCCTGCGGTTGATGAGCATGCCGTTCGGCGTGCGCTGGATCTTGCCGGCCTTCATGAGCTGCCTGACGAGGCCTGCGGCCTTCGAGTTGCCGCAACGGAAGATGCTCATCAGGAACCGGGCCGAACTCGGAACCGGCCCCTGCGCGTCGTACATGGCGTGGCACAGCCGCAGATAGGCGGCCTCCTGCTCCAGGCTCAGGTCGACGGTGCCGGTGTTCCAGGCCCGGAAATCCATCTTGTAGAACTCACCCTTCATTGGGGGGTCTCCTCGGACGGATCACACGTCTGCCCGTGATGGTGACGAGCCGCACGGGAGGGGGCTGGTTGGCGTTCGCCGGAACCGTGATGGATCGCGGCTTCCGCGCCTTGGGAAGCTGCGGCCCTTGGAGGCGAGGGTGTGTCCAGACGCCCCCGGACAGATGCCAGAGGCACATTACGATCGGCTTCAGCCTCGCCCATTTCCTCGGCGCGACGCCGAGAATGGTCGCAAGCTTGCCGTCGTCATTGGGGAGGCAGCGCCCCGGCGAGCGCCAAGCGAGGATCAGCAGGCGAAAATGCGCCCCCGCCTCCTCGTTGGTCATGTAGCAGGTGTCGGCGATACAGCCGGTCGTGTCGAGGGAGAGGGGCAGAGCGTCGCTCATTGAGCCAGCCCTGCCAGTACGTTGCAGGCAACGTCACAGAAGCACGTGACCCGAATCGTCGGGCCGGACCGCTGCTTCAGGATCTCGATTTCAAGCTCGTTCGCGCAGCCGAGGAGGCGCAGATCCTCCTCCTCCGTCCGACCGACCTTGTGCTCGAGGTAATAGGCCTCGCGGAACAGTCCGAGGACGACGTCCGCGTCCTGTTCGATGGATCCGCTGTCGCGCAGGTCAGAGAGGAGCGGGCGCTTGTCCGGCCGCTTCTCCACCTCGCGGTTAAGCTGGCACAGGCCTACCACGGGGATCCCGAGTTCCTTCGCCAACCCCTTCAGGCCGGTGCTGATCTCGGTCACCTCTTGGACACGGTTGCCGGAGTACCGCTTGGACGGCCGGATGAGGCCGATGTGGTCAATGATGAGCGCGGCGAACGGGATGCCCTGGCGCTCGGCCTTCAGCTTCATCTGCCGAGTGCGGGCCGCGATCTGCGAGAGCGTCAGGCCGGGCTGCTGTTCGATCCAGAGGGGCACGTCGGCGCACGCGTACTTCGCCTCGTGCAAGCGGGTCGTCGCCTCGTTGGACAGCCCGCAGGCCTCAGCGATAGCCCGATAGGTGATCGGCTCGGGATCGTGAGGGGAATAGGCTGTGGCCGCCAGGACGCGCTCGGATAGCTCCTCGGCGCCCATCTCCAGTGAGATCAGCCCGACGGCGCCGCTGCGCCGCGCTGCCGACAGAGCCACGTGGATGGCAACCGTCGTCTTGCCCATGGCGGGCCGGCCGGCGAGAACGATGAACTGCCCTGGCCGCATGCCGAGGGTGGCGGTGTCCAATTTGGGCACCCCATACGGGACGCCTTTCGTCCCCTTGCCCTGGCGGGCCTGGTCGACGCGGGCCATCACGCTCGCCACGCCCTGCCCGAGGGTGACGCGCTTGGCGCTCTCGCTGAGGCCGGCGCTCGCTACCTCGTCCAGGGCCTCGATCATCCAGCCCGCGAACTCGACGGGGCTGTGAACCGATCCGGAGGTCATGGCGGCTACCGCTGCCCGCGCGGTTTCCAGCACCTTCCGCATCCGGGCGGCCTGGGCGATCAGCCGAGCGTAGCTTGGCGCTCCGCTCACCGTGATGGCATCGTGGCAGAGCTTGGCGATGTAGTCGCCAACGGTCAGGCCGCCGAGATCGGCGTTGCCCAGCACCGCCTTGAGCAGCGTGGGGTCAATGGCCTCGCCGGCATCGCGACGGGTGCACATGGCTCCGAAGATCGCGCGGTGAACGTCCTCGAAGAAGTCCTCGGCGCGCACGTGATCGCGGGCGCGGTCCAGGGCGTCGTTGTTGACGAGGATGGCGCCGAGGAGCGCCTGTTCCGTCTCGATGGCGTGTGGGGGCGCTACGGGCGCCTGGGGATGCATCGTCACTCCGACACCTCCCGCTCGGCGGCCTGCAGGGCTTCGATCAACTCGGGGAGCTTCGCCTTGGCGACGCAGATCCCGGCCTTGGTCGGATGGGGCTCGCCGCGGCTGTCTCGGGCCGTGGCGAACACGCGGGTGTCGATGAGGGTGCAGCCAGCCTGGACGGAGACACCCACGCGGATTTCCTGCGTGTTGCTCTTCCGAACGGTAGCGACGGTGCGGAAGTCGGTCATGCACGACGCTCCAGCTTCTCGGGAATGGCGAAGGCGAGGCCGGCCAACTCGCGGGCCAGCGCATCGCTGATCCGGACACGGTTGAGCACCCGGCGCGCACGAAGCTCGTCGGGATGCGGGCAGTCGAGCGGCGGCGTCGGAACGGGATAGGATTGCCGCCGGAGCGGGTTTGCTTTATGTGCAGACACAGCAATTTGAGCCTTTTGGCCCCGCGCGAGTAGCCCTCGTATCGGGGCCATTTTTTTGCGCTGTCGGGGACGGTTGCGACTGCCGGCGAGCAGCGCCCGCCGACCAATGCGGCTTAGGCGGCGACCGGCTCGGCCTGGGGCAGGCCCAGCATCTCGCGCAGCTTCGCGGTGGGCACGCGGAACTGTCCGCCGACCTTGATGGACGGAATGTCCCCCGCCTCTCGCGCTCGATAGGCGGCCTGCTTCCCGATCCCCAGAACTCGGCCTGCCACTTCCACGCTCACGGTGGGGTTCAGCAGAACCTGCATCACGTCATCGCTCATGGCCCATCTCCTTACGCTCATAAAACCATTGCGATAACGATTATCACCGACAGGGCGGTTGTCAACTTACCGCAATAAGTTCATTGTCGTAATTCGATGATGCGTGAGGACAGATGATGACGGGTGACGCGCAGAGACCGGCCAAGCGCATCGGGCGCCCCCTGAAGGACCCCGCCCTCGGCAAGAGATCGAATGTGATGTTCCGGTTGAGCGAGGCTCGGAAGGAGATGCTCATGCAGGCCGCAGCCGCAGAGGGCCGCTCAATGAGCGAGGAAATAGAGAAGCGCCTGGAGGCTTCGTTCGAGTCCACCAGTGTTGCGGTGGCGGCCGGCGAAGCAGCAAGAATGGCTATTGAGGAGGCTCAGGACGCCTTTGCGGTCCAGGCCATTCACTCGACGCTCCAGGAGCTACAAGAAGACCTCGGGCATCCCTACGCCCTCGCCGTCGCCCTACACATGGGCCAGAGCTTCACGGAAATCGCCGAGCGGATCCGAGCGGAGACGCCAAAGGAAATTTGGCTCGACAATCCGCGGCGTATGGAAGAAGCGGCGGCTATGATGCATAGTAAATTAGACACCATGTTCAATGAATGGAACAGAGTCATCTTCAGTGCCAATTTTTGGACCTTATTTCAGAAATACAGCAAGAATATTCTCAGTAAAAAGGCCGATGGTACATATGTTCGTCGCGCCGCCGAGGCTCAGGCACGACGCGAGGCCGAAGCCGCCGAGGCGGCTGGCTGCCGTGAGGTATGACGTGAACGCTGGCGTCAGCGAGAAATAAAAACATAGAAAGTCACATAAAGATCATCCTGAGTACATTAAGGTTCTCAACCGCGATCTGTGTCATTCCATAATAGCGCAACACATCCTGATTCCTGCGTGTATATTGTTGGCAGACTTCGGGGGATAAGCATGGCCGGCCGGGTTAAGTTTCCAAACTGGCTGTACGTCCGGATTGATAATCCTCTGCGCGCGGCGCTCGCTTCGGCGGCCCTGTCCCAGGGCCTGACGGTCTCGGATCTCGCCCGTCGGGAGCTGCGCAAGGCGCTGGCGCCCAACTCCGATCAACACACGGGCACCGGGCGCCAAGCATGACGGGCGATCTCAATCAATCTCCCCACTGGACGGACGCGGCGGTCGCCGCAATGCAATTCGTGTCTCAGGTCGAGGCAGAATGGCAGGACGCGCCGAAAGAACGGCTCTCAGGCTGGCATGAGGGGCTTTCTCGCGGGCTCGCCAACATCCAGGCAGCCCATGCCCGTACCGAGGCCTTCGCCGCCGCCGGGGCCCTGAACCCCACGCAGCCTGCAGTTCTCAGCGCCTACCTGCGTGTCGCTCCAACGGTCATTGCCCGCCTCGAAACCCTCATTGCCAACGTCGCCAGCCGGATCGACGCGCCTTCGTCCGCCGGCTGATCCGAAGGGAGTACCCATGACCACGTTTTCGGAAGAAATCCTTGCTCGATACAAGAAAGTCGAGATCGAAACGGACGCCTTCGGGCGCGCGATCACGGTCGGGCGGCTTCGGCCGTTCGATGCGATGCGCGTCCGCCGCATCATGGGCACGGAAGACCGTGGCATTATCACGGAATTTCTGGTCGCCGCCTCCGTTCGTTCGGTTACGGTTGAGGGCGGGCACCAAGCTGTGCTCACGCCGCCCAAGAATGAGGGCGACATGCAGGCCGTCATGAACATGCTGGACGAGGAAGGGTTCGCAGCGGCGGCCAAGGCATACGTCAGGCTCTACGGTCTGAAGCCGGAAGGCGACGGGGAGGGCGATGGCAGCGATGACGGTGCCGAGAATGAGGGAACCCTGGACAAGGCAAAAAACTGACCGAGGACCCCGTGGTGCAACAGGCTCTCTTCCTTGTGCAGCATGGGGTCCCGTTCGATGTCGCCTTCGCTCTCGAGCCCCACGAAGCCCTCGCGTTCGCCGTAGTCATCGGGCAGAACCTCGGCAGGGAGTGGTCTTGGGATAGCCTATCATGGCAATCCAACGAATAGGCACTCCAATGGCCCAGCAATTCGACTCCCTCTCTGCCTTCGCCTCGCACCTGAGCCAGCTGGCCGAAACGCTTCCGGCCGCAGAGACGCGGGCCGTAACAGCGGCGGCGGGTGTCATCCTCGCGGAGGCGCAGGCCATCCCCGGTCATTATCAGGCGGCCACCGGCCCGGTCGCAAAGTGGCACGCCCTCGCCGAAACGACACGCAGGGACCGCGTACGGAAGGGGTTTACCCCTGATGACCCGCTGTTGCGCACGGGTGAGCTTGCCCGCTCCTACAAGAGCAAGATCACATCGCCGCGCAGTGCCGAGGTGGGTTCCGACGATCCACGTGCGCCGCGCTTCGAGTTCGGCACAAGCCGGATGCCGCCGCGGCCCGTCCTCCTGACGGCGGCAGTGCGCAAGGAGCCGGAAACGCACCGCATCGCCGGGCAAACGATCCTGAATCACCTGACTGGCCGGGCGGGCGTGTCAGGGTCCTATACCGGCGAGGAGTGACGCATGGCGAACGTGTACGATGTCGGCGTCCGCTTTCACCTCACGGGCGACCTCGCGAACCAACTGCGTGTCGTCGCGCGCCAGATGGACGGCATCGACCGGGATGTGCAACGCGTCGTCCGTTCGCTCGAGCGGCTCAGTCTAGGGCGCCTGAAGTCTGAGATCGCCGCAGTTCGGCGCGAACTATCGAGCCTCAAGGGTCCTGCGGTCGGGGAGGCTCAGTTCGGCCAGTGGTCAAAGCATCTCGCGCCGTCCTCGCGCGAGATGCAGGCCATGTCCCGCGCAGCCGGAACCCTCGAAGGTCGGGTGGAGCGGATCACGCGGAGCCTGGCGCAGTGGCCCGACAAGATTTCGTCGGCGGCCGACAAGCTGAACCGTATGCGGGTGCCGTCGCAGCGTACTCCTGCGGTTCCTGGTGGCTATGACGTTCCCCTGCGGCCGAGGGAGCCTGGACGCCTCAGGGAGCCGCGCAGCCACATCGGGGCGGGCTTTGCCGGTGTCGTCGGCGTGGGGGCCGGCACCCACACACTGCAATCCGTCATCACGCAAGGCGCCTCGACGGTCCGCGAAGACCTCAGGGCGAAGAATGCCGGCCTGACCCCGGAGCAATCCGAGCAGTTGCGCAGCAAGGCATCGGAGATCGTTCAGCAGTATCCCTCCCTAAGCCGCCTGAGCGTCCGCGAGCAGGGACGCCTCTTGATCCCCAACGTGGGCGACTTCGATGCGGCAATGTCTGTTCTCCCCGAGTACATCAAGGGGCAGGTCGCCCTTCAGGTTACTGCCGGCCCTGACGGCGGGCAAAAGGACATGGAGGCTTTTGCGCGGTTCGTGGACATCATCGGCCGGTCGATGTCCAAAGATGATACCGCGAAGCTGATCGACAGTTTTGTACGATATCGGCAGCTTGACGCTGAAGCTATCAAGTCGTCCGATTTTGTGAATGCAGCACAGTCCGCCGGTGCTGCCGGCAAATCCCTGAGCGTCGGGTTCTGGGGAGAGGTCGCACCCGCCCTGTTCTCTCAACAGAAGGGATCCCGCACCGGCACCGATATAGCATCGGCGTACACGAACACTGCGATTGGTAGAGCGACGGACTCGGCCATCATCGCACAAGCTCAATCGGGCTGGCGCACGGACTTTCAGGCCAAGATCGGTAAGAACGGAAAGCTCAAGGTCGTCAACAAGGGCGGCCTCGTGGATGAAGCTCTGTACGGAGCGAACCCGTTCGAGTGGGCCAAGAAGCACGTCATTCCGGACATGGTAGCTAAAGGGCTGCTCCCGGAAGGCTTTGAGCGCGGGGACTACAGTCAGAACCTCACCGATGCTCAGCGGGCGGGTGGGGCGAAGTACCTCTCGGATCGGTTCTCGAACCGTCGTGGCGCTAACATCTTCACGATGATGGTCCAAGACATCGAGCAACTTGACAAGACCATGCAGCAACAGCGGAAGGCGCGTGGTACTGCCGATATTCTGAAGGATCAGAAGAAAGATATTTTCACCGGGGCGGAGGCTGCGAAGGCGCAGGCGGCCGGGGCGGCGTCGGCTCTTTCCGCGCCGTCGATGGACAAGCTCGCCGCAGCCCTGGACCGCGTTACGACAAACCTCTCGAAGACTGCCGATTTCCTTGAGAAGAACCCGGTAGCGGCGCAAAGCGCATTCGCAGGCGGGACTGCGGTCGTGGGCGGGTTGGCAACGGCAGGCGTCGCGGCCCTCACCATCGCCGCCGTATCAGCCCTGACGCTGCCCGCCCTCACTATCGGCAGCATCGCAGCGGTGACCATCGGGACGTTCCTCATTCCGTGGGATGAGATCTACAGGAAGATGGGCTGGACGCCGGGTCTGGCCGTTGGCGGCAAGAACGACGCGATCAAGAACCTCGACGCGATCGGGGCGCTGCCCGGCGTCGATGGTCCCAACGCCTTGCGGCAGAAGTCGGGAACCCAAGGACTCGGCCTGACGCCTGAGAATGTACAAGAGGCCATCCGGAGGCAGTCTGAGCTTGCCGGGCGCGCGGCCCTGGACGCCGGCAAGGTGGCCGGTGCAGAGACGGCCAAGGGTTTTGGTACGGGCGACTTCCTCGGCGCCGGGTCGAAGGCAGCAAGCTCGCTGTTGAGCGGGTTCCTATCAATCCTCACGAAGATGGGCGAAGCGAACGCGGCGAGCCCGATTTCGTTCGGAGGCGACGATGGCGGCGTGCGCGCGCTGATCCACAAGGCGAGCCTCGTGACCCCCTCGAACGATAATGGTGGCGAGGCGATGGGTGCGGCCCGCGCGCTTAATCGTGGGGGCGTAGGCTTAGGCGGGACCATGCCGGCCATTCCGGACTCGGTCAAAATGACGGACGACGAGCGCAACAAGCTCGGCCTGATCCAAAAGTACGAGTCGCACGGCCAGAACACGATGAACTATGTGGGGCGGCGGCAGGGCCTCCACCCCCAAACGGCCAAGGGCTACACCGCCCAGGGCTACTTCCAGATGCTCAACTCGAACTGGCGCCGGATCGCGCCCGGCCTCGGGATCACCGCCCCGAACGCCATGGCGGGGAGCCATGAAGAGCAGACCCGCGTCGCGCTGCATCTCCTGCGGAAGGGCGGTATCGGCAACTGGTCGAACTACAATCCGGCGCTCCGTGGGGCGCTTGCGCGGGGCGAGCGGGCGCGATTGCCGGCCACGCCACCTGCCGCCCCACCGCCCACCGCCGGTCCACCGCCGCGTCAGCAAATGGTGCAGGTCACGCATCAGACTGTGTTGGACGGCCGAGTTCTTGAGAGGTCGGTCACGCGGCACCAAATTGCAAAAGCCCATTTTCCCGGCAACGCGGGTCGCATGGACACGCACGGCACTTGGTCGCCACCGAGCCACCAAGGCAGCGACGCGGCTTGATCGAAAGGCACGAACATGGACGGTTTAATCCAGATCATGCGCCGGGAGGCCATGGGCGTCGTACGGCAATTCCAGCAGGGCAGTGGTACGCTCGTCGCCACGGCCTATAACCCGAAGACCCACGCCATCAGAGGGATATACGTGCCCTCGGAAGTCGAATCAGGCTGGATTCCGCTCGCCGTCATGCAGGCAGGCGATGGCTTCGGCGTTATGGCAGCGCCAAACGTTGGATCGGCCGAGAAGCTCGACGGCGACGTGTTCAACGTGAGCTTTGAGGGTGGAAACGGGAACGTGGGCGTTGCCCACCACACCCACTTCTCGGCTTCGGACAACCCGCCGGAAGTGAACTCCGGCGAGATCCTCATCAAGCACAAAACTGGCGGCAGCACCCTCATGAAGGCTGACGGTTCCATCGTCACCACCCACAAGGATGGGGGGCAGTCCTCGTGGGATGCGGACGGAAATCACACAGTCGACACCAAGGGCAAAAACGTCACGATCTCGTCGGGCGAGGGCGCACAAACCTTCACCGCCAAGAGCCAGTCGTTCACGGCCGAGACCATCGCGATCAAGGGCAAGGTGGACCTCGACGGCGACTTGTCGAGCAGCGGCAAGGTGGCAGGCTTGGGCGGCGTGACGTCGGCAGGCCTCCCGGTCCGGACGGTCTAAGGACTGACCGGGCCGCCGCGACCGCCGGGGACCACAGCCCTGTTGCCCTGACGACCAATCTCAGGCTTCCATCCGCACCGGGCACCCTACCTACGGTCGCGCCCGCTTTTCGGGGTCGGTGGATGATCTACAAGGGGCACAATGGACAGATCGAGGCGGACGAACAGGGGGTTACGATCAGCCGGAAGGGCGTGCTGGGTTTTCTTACTCAAGGCCTGAAGGGCGACAAGCGCATCCCTTATGAGAGCATCACGGCGGTGCAATTCAAACCGGCGGGCCTCCTCGTGAACGGCTACATACAGCTTACGGTCAAAGGCGGTACGGAGAGCCGCGGCGGCGTCTTCAAGGCGACTTCAGACGAGAACACGGTCATGTTTCAAGGCCGGGAGCAGGGCGAAGCGTTCGCAAGGCTGCGGGATGCGATCCAAGACAGAATTGCTCAGGGTTCCAATCGACCGGCGTCGGCGGCGGATGAGATTGCCAAGTTCGCAGACCTGCAGGCGCGGGGCATCATCACCCTGGAGGAGTACGAGGCCAAGAAACGCCAGCTTCTCGGCCTTTGACTGGCTTTGATTAAATCAAATTTCCGGACGCCCTAACGCGCGGCGAGGCGATCCCGGCCAACACAGGCCGGAGCCTGAGTGAAGGGGGCGCCCCCTACGGAATACCCCTTTCCTGGCATCTGTCTGATCATTCCGAGGGGCCGAGCGTGCCCTTTGAATTCGAGGACTTTCCGCCATCCTCTACGGGAGGGCGGTTTTCCAAACCAAAGGGGGTCGCAAAACGCTACCCCCTCAGAGATGGGGTGCTAAAACGCCACCCCATTGGAGTGGGTCGACAGCGCTCCCGTTTGAATGGTCGGACTTTTTGGTCGCCTGTGCGAGCGTGGCGGCTTTCAAACCGAGGGGGGTATCGAATCGTTACCCCCTTGCCGCCGGGTCACGCCCAGGGGCAGGGGTATCCCTTACGGAATACCCCCCTGTCGGTTCGGCCGGGGCACTGGCGCCCCCGCAACGCCTTCCTCCGGTCGACTTTCGACGTGAGCCGGGAAAGGTATAGGCATAATGGCCATATCTTCGCACCGTCGGCGCCCGCCGCCAGATTTTCGAGCCATCTGCCCTCACTCGGCGAGCGTCTACACCCTGACGTCCACGAACTGGCCCTGCCCGGCAGGCGCGGGCGGAGTGGCCGTTTCCGCCACCAAAGAGGCGACCGCCTTTTGCGCGTCGATCTGCTGACGAGCGACCGCCGTACCAATCGACTGAGCGAGGGCGCCGGCTTGCATCTGTACGGCTTGGAGAGCGATGTCGTTCATGGGGCAATGTTAGGGGCGCTGGGTGAACGCCGGGTTACGGGGGTGGTCCGGCCTGCCTTCCTACAAGAAGCCGCCCTGGAAGTGCTCACCCCCTCTCGGAATGCGACCCCACCGAACTGAGGAAGCCCTCTCCATTTTCGGCCCCCCGTTAGTACTACGAACTCCTAACAATAGGGCGCGGCCTCCTAACGCTAGTGAGCAAACGGGAAAAATGTTTCCTTATGTTAGGAGGCCGCCCACTTGCGTTAGTGCCCTTTGCATCCTTGCGTTAGGAGTTGCCCCACAGGCGTTAGGAGGTCGCTTCCTTCCGTTAGGAGTTCGTCTTTGGGCCGTTAGTTTCTGAACGCCCCATGACCCCACGGTGACGTTGTCGGAACTCGCCAAAATCTGAGATTTTGCGGCACCTTCCAACGATCTAGGCCCCTCGCAAGGGCGCTGGCGCTCGGCGACGTTCCCATTTCGAACGCGCCTGATGAGCCGTTCGCGTGCCTGCCGTCTAATCCGCAATGGCGCGTGCGCGGGGACACGTCCAGAATGAAAATGGCTCCCCATATTAGTTTCAGCAGAGAGAAACAGACCTGATCCCAGGTCAGTCGCTTTGAAGGAGCTTATAGACCGCCATGATGACCCGTATCGCCACCGC